ACGGCCAAATACCGGGATTATTGGCTGTTCCTCTACTTGTGTAACGGGATCAACGTCGCCGATTTCGTGAAATTGCGGTATCGTGATATTGTGGACGGTGAAATCTGTTTCGTGCGTCAAAAGACCGAGCGCACGACTAAGACCCGTAAGGAAATCCGGGTCGCGGTAGTTCCCCAGATGCAAGCTATTATCGACCGCTGGGGTAATACTCCAGCACCGAATAACTTTATTTTCCCAATTCTCGACGGGTCGGAGGATGCGGTGCAGAGCCACGCTAAAACAATAGCCGCTACCGGGTTAATCAATAAACGGATGCGGATGATCGGGGAGCAGCTCGAAATTGGGAACATATCGACCTATACGGCGCGTCATTCGTTCGCTACGGTGTTGAAGCGTGCCGGGGCGAATATCGCCTACATATCGGAAAGCCTCGGCCACCAAGATCTGAAGACGACGGAAAACTACCTTGCCAGCTTCGAGCGAGAGGAACGAGAGAAAAATGCTGCATTACTGACGAATTTTTAATACGATTATTTGCATAATGCGCCGCAGTGCAGTACCTTTGTCATATCGTGTTATTTTAGTTGGAATGATCGGCGGGGCACATCTTATTTCCGTCGGTCATTCCGTTTTTACTGCATTTCTCCTCTTGGATGTGGTGAATAGCAACAACCTCACGCCTAACCGACGCACTATTTCGCCGGACAAAGGGTGTTTCATTTTGGAACAGTGCTTACAGTGACGGAGAGAATGTCCGCCAAATGGACGATGAAACCTGGTGTTAATAGATTTTGCCTTTCCTGTTTCACCTTGCGAACGATGCTATTCTTGCTTTTGTAGTTTATAGGCGTGCACGATGCCTCATACTTTGCCTCAACTCCTTATGCAACACCTTGCAACTTATTCCCTACGTACTGCGCTTTTGCCAAGAGTTATACGGCATCGCGATTGATGAACAGCGAATCATTGAAGTGTTTTTTGTTTTCCCCTATGAAATACGGCAAATTCTTCGCCTTTTCGATTCTTTCGGTGTTGTCCTCGACCCATCGTTTGAAGTTGTCGGGCACATCCTTGACCTCATTCAGCGGTTCCTCCCAAAAATCCCTATCCGTGCCCTCGTTGGCTATAATTGGCACTGCATAGCACTTGCAGTTCGGGTGCCACCCGATGAATTTGAAAGATTTCGGATATTTTCCCTCCATTGCGTCACATATTTCCAGCGGCGCACGCCCTTTTTTGAAGCGCGGATACCAGAACTTTGCCAGCCACTGTACGTGCGATTTTGATGTTTTTACCTCATATCCGACAATAAAATCAAGTTGTTGCCAGCGGATACTGTCGGCTTCACGATAAGCGCTGTTTATTTCGGTGCGAGCCATACGCATAGCATTCTGATAAGATGACCGGTAAACGCCTTGCCCAGGGTGATAAGCCTGCGCCACTTTCGACAGGGTAAGATTGCCGAACGCATTTCGGACACGTCGAAATAGTTTGTCCGGCTCATTCAGATAGACGCGTACATCACGGCTTATATCGGCAGCGCTTCGGCCTTCGCTGATACCTATAGATAAGGATAATTCTATGTGCCGTTCGAACTGCTTGGCGATACTCCAAACTCTTTCGGATAAATTATGCCCGTAAGTTGTTCTACGTTGAAATGCCTCAAGTGCACCGAGATTGTGAAGCATCCATCCTTTTTTCGGATTGTCGAATAGTTGTTTTACCCATGAATCGTTCTTGTCGTTGGCAAAAAACCATTCCGAAGTGATCCCCGCTGTAATTATAGTGGACAACTTATTTCGGAATGAAGATAACGAGGCATCGGCTTGTTTACTACGGCTTTTGTTTGATGAGAAGGCGAACAATCGCCCCGTATTGGGTTGATATTTATATCCCATTCCCAGTCGAATCAATTCATCCGAGGCCACATCATACAAAGCCTCTATCTGTCGTAGATATTCTTCGACATGCGTTTTGTGCTGTTGCTCCCATTGGGCGGCTTTCAAATTCAATCCGGGCATCGTTTCGAATTAGAATGTTGGCTCTATAATATTGTTCATAGATGCCTCTGCCTTCGCTTGCTTTATTCGCTCGATTTCAGCGGTAACATCATCGGCCGTTCCCATTAGTTCAACGCCCTTTTCCAGCGACATAACGCCATCCTGCACAGCACGGCCTATAGCCGCCCAACGTGCGGTGACATCTTCATTGAACGGTTCGGCAAATTCGTGTTCTATTTTGAGCGCAGCCAAATCAGGACGCAAATGAATATGGGTTACATTCATCATAATAGCGAGAATAAGATTTTTCTCCCTATCTACGGCTATGTCGTATATCTCTTTATTATTTTCGCGCTTGATATATCCCAGTACCATCGCGCGTTTGATCGCTTCGCCCGACAAAGTTCCCAGCCCAGCCATTTTCTCGGGTGTAAACTCGGGCGTGAAAGTGTCGAACAAGATGGACTGCGCGAGGTCTTCCTTTTCCCGTTGCTGCGTCTCGGAAGAGGTCGGTGGATTGATGTACTCGAATTTTGAATCCGCTCCGGTCATCCGAATCATTTTCCCGGGCTTGTCGGCTCGACCTTTCAAAAAATCTACGACATCGCCCGTTGCTGCGGCGATAGGGTCTGCGAAATAGTTATTTGTGTCGGATATTTTGCTGTCTATATCCTCCTCGCGGTCTATGCGGGGGTTGAGGCCTCCCCACGCTTTATCCTGTCGGTAGTAGATAACATTGATTTTTCCGGTTGGATTGGGAGTTGCAATAACCTCCCAATTAAGAGATCCTCGTTTGCATCGGTAGATCGTATCAGGTGTTTGAATATCGAAATGCTCGATAGTTGATGTCCCCTCTTTAAGGTAGTACCCATACCCGAATGCAATGAGGTTCTCGTATAGGTCGAATAATGGACGTAGGGTGTATCCTTTCGACTTGCAAATTACCACAACTTTTACCTGCGGTTGGAAATTCTCGTCCCGATAGATGTGGTAGAGCTTGGCACATTCAGTTTCTGCTCCCGCAATGCGTTTTGCTTTACGCATGGAAACGTTGAATCGTGTATCTTGCAAAAATTGATTATATGCTTCGAAAGCCTCGTCCGAACCTTCGTTGTTCACCTTCTTCCATCGTATCGGATTCCCGAGCAGAAAGAATAGTTCCACCTCATTGATGTACTTCTGTCGTGCACGAGGCAACTTCTCGGTACGATAAGGCTCCTGGCCTTTCCGCATCTTATCGGCCTTTCGCATAATACGGTGGAGTTCGGGGTTATATTCCTGAATCGCCTGCAAAACCTCCGTATCGCGATTCTGCATAAGTGTTTGAGCCTGTGTAATGTCTTTGTCCTTGATAAGCGTAAGCAGATCACGTTCTGCACCGGTTGCATTCAGATATTTATTGCGTATCGCATTGAGTAGGTTGTCTATAAATCCCATATCCGTACTTTTTACCAAATTCCTAAATCCTCTTTGTCTAAATCTTCTTCATTGTTGAAATACCCCCGCTTTTCGATTACTCCGGTCAGGGCATCTTCGGCGTCGTCATGGCTGTTGAACTCCTGCTGCTTACGGTATGATTTGACATGCGAGGCGAACTCCGGCCATTTGTGCTCCCATCCGGTCGGAAAATAAATAAGGTTTTGCACTTCATTCGATCGCGTGAAAATACGCACCCTTTTGTTGGCGGTCTGCGTAAATGGGTTGAACGATGTAAAGTTGTTACCGATTATTCGGCACTGCGCCTCAACATTGCGCCCGAAAGACCTGCCGCCATTGTTGCTCTCGACGTAGCAGATCTCCGTCTTGTTTCGGGACAGCATCTCGGCTGTTGCCGGCTCGGTATATTCCATCGGTTTCTGTGTATATAAAATGTCCGTCACGAAATTGCCGATGGGAGTTTCCGTATAGCAAATAGAACACAGATAGTCACTGCCGGTATCAGCGGTATCCGTGTAGTTCTTTCGCTTCATAGATGCTGCATATGGAATTATGTCGTATGTCTTAAACTCTCCATACATCAAACCTTCCAGCGGCTTCGGGTTCTGCATATATTGCGTTTCAAAGACAAATGAGTTCGATCTCTCGATTTTGTGCAGTTCCTCCAGCGTATGCTTAAATTCCCAGAGAGGCTGTTCCTGTCCGTTTTCGTCATGCCAGATGCAGGGCAACGAAAGTACCGTCCATTCCTCCGGCTCGATCTCCTGAAGATAGCCGCATAGATCGTGCTCATGGAGCCGTTGCATAATGATTATGATAGGCGTATTGCGCGAGTTCACGCGGTTGCGGATAGTCGATTCAAAGCGATTGTTCACCCGCTCGCGGATCGTTTCGGATAGTGCATCTTCCGGTTTGATCGGGTCGTCGATAACAATAGCTCCCGCAAAATCGCTTTCCCACGCAGGAATAAAATCACCCATTTCGCGCCGCTCCCTATACGGATCATTTACTTGACCTGCACCAAATCCTGTAACCTGTCCTGCTGCACTTACTGCATACAGTCCGCCTCCGACGGATGTATACCACTTTTTAGCATTCTTGCTTTCGACGACTACTTCAGGGAAAAGCCGCTGGTAGTAGTCTGATTGTACCGTTTCATTGATCTCTTTCGAGTTGTCGAGAACAAGATCATCGGAGTATGATAGGTGTATGAACTTACTGCGGGGGTTTAACGCCAGCCCGTAGGCGATGAAGTTCTTAGAGACAAGTTCGGTCTTGCCATATCGTGGCGCAATATTGATAATAAGACGCTTTATTTCGCCACGGACGACTTTGTCAAGAGCTTCGCATATTTTGCGATGATGATCGCCGACAATAAACCGCATCCCCGTCTTATGCTTGAACATGTAACGGGTGAAATTCAGCATACCGGAAAGACAGAAGGTACGCTCTATGTCTATGTCGCGAATCGGAGTAGTGCGTTAATACTCTTCGTTAAGTTTTAACCCATATTGTCTTGCCTCTTCGGGAGAGAGAGTGCGAGGTGGAATAAGTTCGGCACCATCTGCTCCTGTAACCTCTTGACGTTCTACATATCCCCGTTTTTTTCCGCGTGTTTTGAGAGTGAAAATGATCGCTGTTTCGGAGGGACGTTCGATCCAACCGGCAAATCTCTTTTCGCCATTCTCGTCCTTTTCGATGGCCGGAACGCCGGCAACCAATTTACGCAGGTTGCTTTCGGCCAAATCAACGAACCGTTCACGGGAATCTTCGAGGGCTTGGGCGAATTGCTCATCATCATTGCACCATGTGTAAATTGTGCTACGCTCTACACCTAAATTAGCAGCTATGTCTGACAAAATACCGCCGCAAGCATTTGCAACCTTGCGAAAGGTATCTAATTTCGGTTTTTTGGAGGGCATTGCCATTTTTTATACTGTCGTTTTTGTCGTTATTCGACCCGTTCAACCATATCCGAGAACATTTCGCCGGGGATTATTTTGTCGTCTGGCCTGAACCCGAACCGAAGCATGAATGATGATTTCGCCCTATAAGACTTAAAGTTGAGCATTACATAGGATTCGATGTCTTCCGCTTTTTGCTCTGCCTGTTGACGAATCTGTTCTTTCATCTCCTTTACCGCGGCCTTGCGTTCCTCAAACGGTCGTTGTATCTCTTCGAAATCACCTAACGTATCAGACAGTTCTGAACTTATTTCGTCCTGCATGACGGATATACCGTATATGTTCATGTCTGCTTCAGAAAGGCCAGCGGCTTTATAGTCTATTTCCGGTACAAGTACTTTTATTTTCTCCATGTCGAATTCTCCCATTGCGGAGGGCGAGTTCATGAAGATATTTTGTTCGCGCTCTGTCTTGTCGTCTAACTCTACAGCTTCTACCTTGATCTCATAATCCGTTTCAGGTGTCCCGTCGTAATTGTTGATGATGTCAAGCGTCTGTACGCGCTTGTGCCCTGAAACCAGATAAGATGACAACTGATTCCATACGATACCGCCCAGATAGCCGACAGTTTTAAAGTTCTTTTTGAGCTTCTTGATGACTTCAGGGTCTTCTTTGCGTGGATTGTATGGAGCAAAGTTGATTTGTGATCGCTTGATTACGACCGTTTCACTTTGCTTGTATTTGGGCTGCTGCTCTTTTCTCTTCGTCATATCGCAGTAATATATTTCGGGATAAGGGGAATACTTTGTAAATCTTTTCGAGGTCTTGCGGATAATGCCGGCGGAGGTAATCGAATACCTCCGGCAAAAACGTCAGACCTTGCGATTTGTTCTTGTTGTAGGATATGGGTTCAGGCAGTTTCTTTGCCTTGATGTAGGCCATGACGTCCGATTTCTTCCACTTGGATAGAGGATATACCTTGTTCGTATTGCTTATAGCTTCGTTCTCGTATCCGCGCAACATAAGACAGCGATTCATTCCGTCCGACTGCTTCATTCCATAGAAAGAGTAAGATATTCCCGTCTTCATCCGGACGGATTCATCAACGTCTTTCAACGATAACAGCTTTACATTGGGGTTAGGAATGCAGTATAGCCCACAACGCAAAACACGCGTCAACGTCCAATGGGGGACTTGCAGTATGGTAACATTGGCATAACGAGCTTTGACTGCTCGCAAATAGTTGTCAATGTGGTCGAGGCCCTTGACGAAATACATGAACACGCAAACGATCTCTTTGAAGTGCGGAGCCATTAGGTCGAGCAATACCTCGCTGTCTTTGCCACATGAATAAAAAAGGATCGCCCTGTCCGTTTTTTGACGGACAGAGGCAATCACTTCGTTTGCATGGTCTATCGGGGTCATGATTAACCTGTTGCCATGCCAAAGGCGGCGCGAATGTCGCGTGCACGACCGGCACGATTCGTCGCACGACCGCCTACTGCACGATAACGAACACGGCTAGCGCCTGTCGTCCGATTGATTCGATTTCTTACTGAATTTCGAGTGCAGCTTGAATTTTAGAAGTTTGACAATATGATTTAACCTACGGAAAGGCCTCGGGCGGCAGATTGCCTAGCTCTTGTATATGCACTGGTCGCCCTTGCATACCTATTCGCAATAACACCATTTCGGCCACTCATATTTGCGAGGCTACTTAATCCTACAGCAGGATTAGGCGTGCGGCGTCGCAATTCACTCGTTATACGGCTGTATTGCGCGTCAAGCTGAGTTGCTGTTTTTTGTCTTCGTCTTCGAGTGCAGCAATGATTTTAAGGGTTTAACAATTCATTTTCTCGATTACCTTGCCGAGGTGGTAGTCGATCTCGGTCATGGTATATTCGTTACCGTTGTGCTCGTACACAATCGGCTCTTTCGTCTCTTCGTCGCAAACATCTACCAGCTCGACGCCTTTGACTTCGACCAGCGCGCCGGGGCGATTCTTTTCGTAACCTACCCAGAACTGTATGGCATCGTAGTGGTTGATAACCGTATCAACGCCCTTCTCGCTGTCCCACGCCGATTCGGGCACGTCACTGTCTTTCTTGTAGACTTTGCCTGTGTTGTTGTCTCGGTATGAAATGTATTTCGTGTTGGTCGGGCGTACTTCGCGGGTCTCGACCGTTTTTTCACCCGACAAAATGGCGTCGAACCATTTTTGTTTGATGATAAGCGTTAAAATTTTCATAGCCGTAAATTTCATTAGTAGCGGGGGCAAGAATCGAACTTGCGCCTGCGGGACACTAACCCGCCGTGGTAACCTCTGCACTACCCCGCATATATCTGTTCGATGCAAAAGTGGACACGTTCGGCACATTATGCAAATCTTACTATTGAATTATTTATTAAAAATACGATTTTTTATTGAGAGCTGCAATTTTTAAGGTCTTTTCTTCACACACCCTTTGCAGCGGATAATCTCAAGCACTACTGCGTCATATTTGACGATCAATAGGCTGTCGCGATTGTTGTCTGCACCTTTGTAGGCTTTACACCCACACTTCAGCCGCGTGCGGTGACATGTCGCGTCCGTCAATTCGAATGCCTTTTTGAGTAATGTCAAATCGCTGCGTTTTTCTACGTACATCGTTGGTTTCATATATTATATAACTTTTACAAAGTTGAACATTCTGAATGACCGCCAGCCCTCGGCAACCGTATCGTAATAGGTTACGAGGTGTTTGTTAGGCTTACGGTCGTCACCTTTTGTTTCGGGGCATAAGTCGTCCTTAAGCGTACCGAATGCCTGTCGCAATTCACCCGTACTCGATTTGAGGTAGAAGAACTGCACGATGCCCGCGCGCATCTTTATCTTCAATTTGAACACCTGCCATGCCTTATGCAGACACTCAGCAAAGGTTACACCCGTCGCGCGGCACATCTGCCACGCCGTGCGCATGATGATGGAAAGGTCGGTTCGTTTCATTGTTATATAGGTTAAAAGTTGGTTTTTAGTTTGAGTAGTCGCAAGCACTCTTTCAACTCGCTGTCTGTGTATTTCTTGGCGATCTCTCGTGATATGCCGTTTGTGTTCATTGCGATTTTGATCGCAGCCTCTCTGTTCACCTTGAAGGATTTTCTTGTCTTCATAGCTTTTCAATTTTTTCAAATGTAACATAATACAGCCTATTGCCAACGAGTACCATTGCGATATTCAGTTTATCGAACTGTCCTCGATATTCACCAGTATTGCGTCCGAATCTCACCGGGTCGCCAATTTTTATGTCTTTCATATCTTTCATTTTTACCACCGGCGGCAGGTGCCGCCACGCTTCGGGCCTGAGGTCTGTTTATAGCCGCCCGAACGGCTTTATTCGTCGAGGTAGTAGAGCAGCAGTTCACAATCTTCAACGTGCAGAACTCTCGTAGGTTCGATTTTTTCGAGTTGCAAAGACAGTGTATCGTCTTTCTCTGCATAGATGTACGCCCACTGGCCTTTCAGTTCGATTTCTTCTCTGGTGCCGAAATAGGCGACAGTATTATCTACGTCTTTGACAAGACCCCAGCTGCCATTGTCCATACCATCACGATTGATTGCGTCGATCACTTTAAATGCAAATGCGTTCATAGTTCTATTGTTTTAGACGTTTATTCAATAAATCAATTAGTTGATTTCGCTGACTTTGCAAGGTGTGAAATACATATCTCTTTCGATGCCAAGACCAAAGGGGCGAGTTCTAACGCGTTGAAGTTCATTCAGTGACACATAACCATATTCTCGCTCGCCCATATTGTCTAACAATGCGAAGAGAATGTAGTCGTCGTCTTGCTTCTCGCCTTCGAGAATGTACCACGTCTGACTGCCGCAGGGGTTGAAGAACTTGCAGATGACCTGTGCCTTGCCGCCTTTGCCATCTTGTGAATAAATGGGGTACTTTGCCAACTGCTTCTCAATTGCTTTAGTTAAGAGTTTCATGGCCGTATTGTTTAATTGTTGTTTTGATTTTTTGGTGCAAATATAAATGATATTTTGATATAATGCAAATATTTTGAGATAAAAATTTAATTGACACTAAAATTTTTTGCTGTTTATATGAATATCAATATATTTGTGGCAAATAATACGTCAAAATGAGAGTTAAAGAATTATTGAAGGAACGAGGAATGACCGCAAAAGAGTTGGCGGCGCGTCTCGGAATGACTGAAACGGGGTTAAGTATTGCAATTGGTGACAACGGAAATCCGCCGTTAAAACGATTGCAAGAAATAGCCGATATTTTGGGTGTTGAAGTGCCGGAACTTTTCGCCGCTTCGAAAGAGGGAGCAATCACGTGCCCGCATTGCGGGAAGTCGATAACCATCAAGGCAGAATAACCTCAACGATACCTACCCATGGAACTACAACCTATCCAAAGCAAGATTTACGAAATACGGGGCCAGCGGGTGATGCTGGACCGTGATTTGGCGGAATTGTACCAAGTAACAACAAGCGCTCTCAATCAAGCGGTAAAGCGTAATATCGAACGCTTTCCGCCCGATTTCATGTTTCAACTGACAGATGCCGAAACTGAAAATTGGAAATCACAAATTGTGATAACCAATTCCATCACGATGGGTTTACGCCGCAACCCCTATGCGTTTACCGAGCAAGGCGTTTCTATGTTATCGGCTGTTTTGAAAAGCTCCGTTGCCATACAAGTAAGTATCGCTATTATGCGTGCTTTCGTAGCGATGCGGAACTACATCACGACCACGACGACAGTAACGGCCGAGTTGGCCGAAATTCGGGCGAAACTGGCGTTACTGGAGCGGGTGGACGCCGACAATGCCGAGGCGGTCAGCGATCTGTCGGAAGATATGCGCAAGGAACTTGATAATATCTACAACGCTATTGCGGCGTTGTCGGTCAAGATACCGCAGGCACGCAAACCCGCCCGCAAAATTGGATTCCAACAAGCGGAGCAAAAGGCGGAAGAGTAGCAACGTACCCGACGAACACAATCACCTGCCCGAAGTGCGGGACGGTGCTGGAGGTAAAAGAAAAGGAATAAATAAAACTACATTCCTATGACACAAAAGCAGGCCATACAGTTGTTCGAGGACCGCAAGGTGCGCACCGTTTGGGACGAGCGGACGGAGACGTGGTATTTTTCCGTTCTCGACGTGATCTCCGCTCTGACGGACACCGTGAATCCGACCGATTATTTCAAGAAGATGCGCAAGCGGGATGAAGCGCTCGCCTCGTTCGTGGGGACAAATTGTCCCCAGATAGCCATGAGGTCAGAAACGGGAGTGATGCGCAAGACGCTGGCCGGAGATGTGAAAACCGTCCTGCGGATTATCCAGTCGATTCCGTCACAGAAAGCCGAGCCTTTCAAGCAATGGATGGCGCAGGTGGCAAGCGACCGCCTCGACCAAATGCAAGACCCTGAGTTATCTATTGAGCAGGCCGTAGCCGATTATAAACGCCTTGGATATTCGGATACATGGATTAACCAACGCTTGAAAAGTATCGAAGTCCGTAAACTTCTCACTGACGAGTGGAAACGCGGGGGCGTTGATGGAACGCAATATGCCACCCTTACGGACATTATCACGAAGGAGTGGGCCGGACGTACCACGAAAGCCTACAAACGTTACAAGGGGTTGAAAAAGGAGAACCTGCGGGATAATATGACCAATGTCGAACTGCTGTTGAACTCATTGGCCGAGGCCTCTGCTACCGAACTTTCCCGAAACGAAAATCCAATAGGTTTCAAGGCCAACGCCAACGTCGCCAAACGGGGCGGTACAGTAGCTAAAGTTGCCCGACAACAACTCGAAAGCCAACTCGGACACTCTGTCGTATCACCCCTCAACGCTCGGCAATACCTCGGAACGTTGCCCGACAATCCGCCACCCGAAACAGCGCACCTTACTTCAGCGGTAAAATCGACGAAACCGATTACATGCGACACCTCAAACGAGGAGGAATAAATAGTTCTCAACTTAAAAACACAAATGAAACTAAAGTAATAAACGCATCGAATTCGATGCGTTTTAGAATATGAAATGTAATATGGAACCGTCTCTGAATATTCGATCATTTCGAATAGGCAATTTAGTGTATAACCCCCATCTTGAGCGAATTGGGTATATTGCAGAAATTACGCGTGCAGACATGACGTTATTTCATGGTGAGATGCTAATTAAGGAAGCCGGATTTTATCATGAGATTTTAGATAAAGTAGTATTATGAGATGTTAGGCCTATACGTTTGACTCCAACGTTATTGGAAAAATGCGGCTTTGAGAAAGAATTTAGCGACTGTTACCAACGATTTGACTACTATATCATCCCCCGTGTGATATGCTTATCTCCTAAAAAAGAAGGGTTCTGTTGGCAGGTGGAAGACGAAATCGACGATTGCAATGTGGATGTGCCCATAAAGTATCTGCACCAGCTCCAGAATATATATTTTACATTGACCGGAACGGAGCTGAATGTAGAAAAGATATATGATGCGAGAATGTAAAAAGCCGAGGGAACTCGGCTTTCTGTTTATCATTTCAAACCGACCGAATCAAAAATAGGGTACGGTTCGATATGTCATTTTCTCGGTTCATGATTGAGGCGGGATTGTGAGTTGATTATCTTTTTTAGTCGGTCTCGACCGCAATACCTCCAATATCACTCGGTCACCGTCGAGAACCAGCATCCCGTGCCGACGGGGATCACCACCTTTTGTGCGGTGCTCGGCCTCGCATTCGGTGCGGATCCGGACACAACGGAAACCTGCGGCCTCGAAAGCCGATCCGATTAACGATAGGTCGCTGCGTTTGGGGACGCAGTACATGGGGTTAATTGCCGCTTCGATGCGGCCCATGCGTTCGATGCGCTTTTTCATTTTGATTTAGCAATAAAAAACTGCGTTACGAGTTGCTCGGCTCAAAATGCAAGCCGTCGGGCGTTTCCGCTACCGAACTCGACGCAGTTAAATTTAACTGTATGTATAGATACAAAATACCCAATATGGTTGGATATGTTTGTATCGCATTTTGATTTAGCAATGCAAATATAATGATTTTGTAGGGAATAACAAAGGCGAGATTTATTCTCGCCTTTGTTTTGAAACATATATCCTATCTGATTACTTTTTTTGAAGTTTTATTTCCAGTGTTATATTATCTCCTGCTACACCCATAGACACTTCGGCAATTCCGTTTGAGATAGAATGTACTTTGTATCTGTATAATTCTTCCCCGTCTATATAAGTATATATCATATCCCCTTCAGCTTTGTATGTTCCTGAACCGTTGCCAAAATACCCGCTTCCCGAATATGTACCATTTTCATAAAATACAACAGAGAATGCAAGATTTGTGTGTGGCGGTTGGGTTATATCTATCCATTCGCCGTTACTTTGTATGGCAATTCCCTGCCATGTGCCATAAAGATTCTCAATGTCGAACTTGAACGATTCTTGCTCATCCTTTTCGCACCCCATAAAAGTAACTGCACAAATAACAGCCATCAAAAGTAAAAATTTTTTCATAACATAAATTGTATTGGTTAGATGCTGCAAAGTTACAAAATTCCCCCCCCCGCAAAATAATGAGCCTATTTTTTTGAAGTTGTGCCGAAAGTTCCGAGGTTTGTAAAAACGCTGAAGCTATGATTTGGATTTATATTTTGCTATTCGTGATTATTGCGTTGATTGTGTATTTGATCTATCTTGTTCGTTTTTGGGGCAGAACTAATATTGAATTGACAGGTGATACTTATACTGGATTAAACAATGTTCTGTGTAGAATATTGAATCAAGACAGATTAAAAAAGTAATTTACTGATTTTTTGCATTGCAATCCAAGTCCATTCAAAAATAGTGTGTCCCCAAAATTGAGAGGCGCAAATAGATATGATAGCTAATGCAATAGCCCAATGCGCTTCGCGCCTACTTATTTTTAAATTGCGAAGTTCTAAATTATCCCGTTCTTCTTGTTTGCGTTGTTCGTTATAGATGACTGCACATCCTCCCTGGTCTTTACACACTGATAAATTAGCCGCAGCTTTTAACCATATTCCACCCCCTTTTATTTCAATGACCATATGATCTTCAAGAACGCGCAGTATTCGCATCCGTTGTTCTTCATTTGGGATTAATGTTTTGACGGCATCCATATTAAAATAGGCCGGATTTCTTGATAATTCATTTAGAAAAACGTCGGCAATGTTAATGTCTCCTTTTTGTAGTTTGGCTATCATAAGGTTCATTGAATAGTAATTCAATCTGAAATTTGCATCGGCTCCTATTTTTTAACTCTTCTTTGAATGCTTATTATCAGGTGTCTGAATTACAATATATTTTTGTAATTCATTGATATACATTATTTTAGCTCCAATTTTATGGGGGGGGGATTTTT